ATCAATTTGACCTGATCGGTCGTACCGTTGACAAAGACGATAGCGCACCTAGCCGTTGGTACTCCTAGACCCTCTCGGTAAGCGGCTAACTGCATCTCATGCTCAAAGTACACATCCACCTTATCTAAGTCGGTATCTTTAGTCTTAAAATCGACTATAAAGCCCGCCCTAGCCATTAAATCACATTTACCACCATACCCTAACGGATGGGCAAAAGACTTCTCTGAGAGCCATAGCTGGCTTCCAAAGGCATTCTCTAGGGTTTCTATGATGGTATTAATGTAAGGTGGCTTTTCAGGCATATAGACCCCCTCAAACCAGCTTTGAATGATGGCGTGGATCGCAGTACCTCGTTCTGCCGCTTCTCGACCCTGCGCTTTACTATCCTGCATCACCCTAGCTAACCAGTCTGATTCGGGTTCGTCAGGCAGTCTAGGCAGGGTTAAGGCCGCTAAGAGGACTTGTTGCTGTTTCCATGTATCAAGCCCTGCTTTCGATAGCATTCCGTTAATTGTTGTAACACTTGGCAGAAGTCCGAGCTTCCGTGCGTCACGGAGCGTTGTTGCCCGTTCCCCAGTTTTGCCGATGGTTGTGTAGGCTGGAGTGCCATCTTTCTTATACCAGTGACCTGATTCACTTAGTTTCTCCTTAACTATCATTTTTTACCTTTATTGGTAGGGGCTAACTGCGCCCCTTTTTTTATCTACAAATAGTTACCCATTGGCAACCGCCACCACCGCAAACATACTGTTGCCAGCAATTAGCTTGTTGGGCTACTGCAAAACCAACTACAAAAGATGCTGCAAGAATTACAAGTGCTTTTTTCATGGTTTTCTCCTTAAAATGGAATATCACTTAAATCATCATCTTGAATCTTAGGCGCATTTTTTTCACGCTCTTGTTGCCCACGCCACTCACTACTTTCCGCTATCTTTTCCTTATAGTACTTAGGTAGCGCATCGTATTCTTCCTGCTTAAAACTTTGTAGCCAAAAGATTTTGGTGGGGTTGATGCCTTCAGGCTGGGCGTTACGCAAGGCAGACGGCACAGGGCTAATACCTGAGATATTAGCGTACTTACCATCCTCAGAGTGCGTAATATTGACCATGCAAAACTTACCCAAAAGGTTCTTGAGGTCAAAGTTTTTACGATCCTCGGTAGTCATTTTTTTATTCGACCACGCCTCTAAGTCTTGGCGCAAACGGGCCTGATCCCCAAGGCTAACGGTATACCGCTTAGATACGATTAACGGCTTGCCATCGTCTGTCTGCAAAGGTAGCCCTGCATCATCATCCCCGTGCAACTCCCAAGTCAACACAACTTTGTGCATGATCTTGGTTTCTCCAGCCCACTCGGTAGCTTGGTGACCTAAGTCAATGACAGAGTAAAGCCTTGCCATATGCAAGCCAGCAGGGGCAATTCTAAAATCTTTTTGAGTATCAGAAATAATCATTTTTTTTCCTTTGTTAATAGGTTTCTAACAACATTACGGCAATAAGCTACTGCGGCACTTGCATCTGAATCGGTTACTGTAAGCCTAGTCGTGTCTTTTATAGAAGCATCAAACACCTTTAATGTTCTAGCCATAAGGTCGTATCTATTACCTACAGTAGCCCTTTTATCGTTTACTTGACGAATAAAAGATTGAGCAATATTGGGCAATTCGTTAAACTTTTGGTTACATAAATTTGAATATATATTTTTAATATATTGTTGACTATGCCCGTCAAGAATCATGCAAGTAGCTACGGTTCTAATTGGGGCAGAGGACAAGACAGCAATGTTCTTTCCACAATATTCGACTAGGTTATCGTGTACCTCGCCTACGCCTGTATTGTAAATTTCAATAATTTGATCTGCGCTGTTTACAGTATCTCCGCCATACGCTAACCGAGCCAGTACACGGCAAACCTCTGCGGTTCTCATGTGCATACCCGTCAAGTCAGCCATAGTCCTTTTGATGCCGTTATCTAAGACCTTAAAGGCTTCATCGCTAACCTCGGTAGTAACTAGCATTTCAATGGAAATATTAGATTCAATAATCCCTTCTAAACGATGTTGCCCATCTAACAATCGACCTGACTTAGTAAACGCTATGCCCTGATGCGTCAATATCCACTCACCACGCTTAATCATGCTTGCAATACCTGATGCCCACCAACCCCTTTTATTGCGGTTATCAATGTTTTTGGCAAGGTACGATTTTGCAATTTCAGGCGTAATTAATTGAATTTGCATTTTCATTGTGATCTCCCGTATGGGTTTAGATCGTTAAATACACCTTGTAAGAAATCACGCTGACGGTTAACTGGCGCAAAGCCACAGCCATAGCGCAGTAAGTCAATTTGTTCTTTGGATAAGTCTGTGCCACCTTCTAGCACAGTAAAGATGCGTTCAAGTTCACCTTGAAGCTGTAGTAAGTCATTGGTTTGCGATTCTATTTCACTCATTTGAGTTCTCCTATTAACACAGCATATGCTGTATCACCATATTAACTTAACTTAACAGACAATGCAAGAAATATGTTAAGATACCTTATGCCATTAAATTCAATTGCTATCATCAAACTTTTAGGTGGCCCTACCAAGGTTGCTAAATTGCTAAATATCAGCGTTCCTGCCGTATCCATGTGGCAAAACGGGGATATACCCTACGATAAGCTGGTGATCCTAGCCGCTACCCTTGAGAAACAAAGCCACGGGCTAGTAAACCGAAAGACCCTATTTCCTGAAAGTTATAAATTAATTTGGCCTGAATTAGATTGATGTATACTGTGGGGGCAGATTCGACCCTGTTTAGTGCTAAATCGGACAAGACCCTTTAGGGTTGCTTTGAGCGTTTAGGTAATGTTCCGATTCATTACTTAAGCGGGTCGAACTTAGAGCAACCTTAAGGGGTTTTTCTATTTCTGCCTAGCCCGTACTCATTGGTGTTGCTACGGTAAAGGCTGTAAATACCCCTAGAAACTACTAGCGCAATTGCGCCTCATTTAGCTGTATTGCTTGGCTACCTAAGAGAACCGTACTGTACGGATAGACCGATGATGTGATAAAGACAGACCTAGGCACGACAAAGACATCGAAGCAATATGAACCGACAAACTCAGCAAGATCGTAAATAACACCTATTCCTCATAGTAGGGATAGGTGTGTCCTCAAAATCTAGCAATCTCGTATTAAAAAAGCAACACTTAGGGTATATCCCTATAAAATAACTGTTGACATACTTAAGCTACCTTAATAAACTGGTATCACTCAATAACGAGTGAGATAGGAGAAATAGATGAAATACATGGCAATAGAAAACAAAACACAAAAAAATGTGCGCTTTCGTGCTACAGCTTATGGCGATTTTTTAACATTTTTAGAAGATGTTATGTTGCATAACGAAGAATCGGGCTGGATTTATTATGTTGAAAATGTCATGGTTTCTTACGAACAAGCCCGTGCCGCTGTAGTTCAAGCATTTGCTGACGCTAAAGCAAAAAAAGAATTGACCCACAAGCGTGTACGCATCAGTGTTGGTGCTACCTGTTTGCCAAATACATACAGAGAAGTTTGGGTTAAAAAATGATCGAAACCATAATGACCGTGTTTGCAATAGCGACATTTATCATCTTTTCAGCAGTAATGATAATTGCCGCATTTCTTTATTACTGGATGGATAAATGACCTTTCTTGTTGCTAACATACCGCCAGTTAAATGCTTTGTACGCAGAGAGTTTCTTTATAACCACCAGTCAGGGCATGGAGAACTTGAACCCTGTGTGTGGATGACCGCTAAGGCTATTAAGGGTCAAGCCTTTCGTATAGAGTCAATGCTGACAAACTACGGGGCGTTGTACGACAAGTTACCTATTCATGCTTATGTGTGGAAAGCCGTAGATGACCCGTTACCCTTAGACTTCTTACAGATATGGGACTGCCTTAGTTATGACATGGCGGTAATTGAGAAGTCTAATTTACGGGGGCTTAAGGTCAAGTTCTTTGGTAAGGACAAACAGTTTCATTTTGGTAACTACCTGTTCACCATTGACTTTGCCAGCCCTGAAGCTAACCGCCTTGACACTAGCTTTAGTGAGGGGGTCGAGGAACATAAGTCTTATAACTTTATTAAGCTAGATAACGGGCAGTTTGCCTGCCAGCCCAATAACCGTTGCCTTTGGTACGATGT